TCCAGTCCCACCAGAACTTGAGCCACGCCGAGCCGATATTTTTCGGGCCTAGCATTTTTTCAACTTCCCAACCGCCGTCGCCATCGCCCCATGCGTCTTTGTACCCTGGCACCCTAACGTGCAATTGCTCATCGTGATAAATACCGCCGTAGATCGTGATCCGTTGCCTTCTGATCGGTAGCTGCCATTCGTCGTGAGTATGTCCCGTCAAGACAATCTGAGCATCGGGAGTGTAGACCGCTAGCCGATTGGTCTGGATCGTCCCGCGCGTAACTGGCCCGCCGCCGCCGGTTCCGTGGTAATGATGGAGCATTACTGTATCCTTCGTTGCCCTGCCCCCTGATTGGTTCGGATCCTTGAACCGGAAGATAACCCAACCGCCATATCCGCTAGCCTCAGCGATACCGCCGCGATGCCTTAGACGCGATGCCAGCCGGTCGGTTAAGTCCGTTTCGTGGGCCCTGGTCATCGCCGTCTCATGGTTGCCCCTGCCCAGTACCGCTAGGTGACTCTTAAATGGCTCGTAGAAGTCCGCTGCCGTCTCGACCAGCAAATCAAAGTAGTTGCTCCCTTGATGCTCTGGCCTGAGTGCTGATTTATCCGCTCGCTTATCCCACCGGCCCTGCATCGCGCAGAATAGATCGCCGTTGTCGATGATCGGTGCGTCGTACTCAAGAGCCTCTTGGAGATGCTGCCGCTCTAGGTCTTGATCGCACTTTGGGTTGTCGTGGTGAACATCGGAACGCAACAGAACCCATTGCTCCCAGTCTTTGTTCCGGCTTAGGTCAATCGTTATTTCATGGACGTTGTTCGATATCCGTCTTAACTTCCAAGCCATCTGATTTCCTCCAGATTTTATAGGCTTCGTCGATCGTGATTTCGGGCTTGCCAAGCTTCGCGTTGACTGCGTTATGGAGCCGAACGCCCCAGGCGAAGAATGCTTCGGGGGAGGTGAAGTCGGGGGGGTTGGCCGCTTTCCACTCGGCATAAAATCGCTTGCAAGAGCAACCGTATTGGGGGATTCTGATTTCCCAATTTGCCAGGTCTCTCGGCGTTAGTATGCTGCCATCGTGTAGCGACTTCCACGGATTGCCGATCGGCATGATATTGATCGATGCGTATGCCATCCGGTATTCGCGGGTTGTGCTCGAATCGGCGTAATACGTCGGTACTATTCGTTCGGTCATGTCAATTGGATTGTGACGGTTGGCAAGTTAAAACAAAACGCGCCGCCTGTAAAATACTGGACTTCTCCGACCGTACATTCAAGGTCGGAGATAACCGTAGCACAAAGGCCCTCGTAGAACTCCTGGCAAACGAACTGAGGGGAGTTTACTAGCTCGTTCTGGCAACATTCGCCCGTTAAGCAAAGCGTCGCACCGGGAGCGCATAGGTCCGATAGAATTGGCCCCACGTTAGCCCAATTTGTCTGCCCGTCCTCGACGCAATACCCGCAGCTTAACGTCGTGCTCGTGATTATGTTTCCACTGCCCGCACTTTGGCCGCCGACAAGAACAAAGCAATCGACCGTTTCGTTGTAAATGAAGTAATTCGAGCATTGCAGGCTTTCCGGCCCTGGTAGATTGCGAATCACCGGACAGCCTACAACAATCTCGCATCCTTCGGAGTATGGTGGCTCTCCTGCTGCGTCAAACCTTTGGCAAAAAACCGCTAAGGTCTCGGCGTATTGAGGAAGATTGGGCATACAGTTGTCGATAATCGCCAATCCGCAAGGGCTACCAGATACTGTGCAATTAGTCGAGCCGCCGCAACAACTGACCGGAGGGTAATCTGCATCCGTGATCGATATTTGGCCCGTTGGCAGAGTGTCGAATAGCTTGATACGGCTTATGATCTTTTGCTGAAACTCACTGCAGTATTGAGCCGGAAACGCTGCCATCAAATCATTGCAATCATTGATCGTGCTTGTGTTCTCGAATTGATTGCTAAAACTGCAAGTCCCGTCTCTGTAAACCCCGGTGCAATCGTAGGTATTCGTAAACTCAGGATAGAACGTTACGCCGCTTGCATCCCACCCAAGCACAAACTCGCAATGCTCGAAAATGTAGCTTACGGCAACATAGAATTTGCAGGCTGATTCACCGCCCTCGCATTGAACGCGAATCTTCCCAACGTGAACCCGCAAGGCCACTAGCTTATGCCTTTCGAGCCACCAAGCCTTATGGATCGTCTGTTCGCTGACTAGGTTTGATTGAATCAGTTCGCAGGGGCATGAAACCGGATCGTTTCCGTCTGCAAGGTAGGGTATTCGCCTACGGTAATACTCGAACTTTGCGCTAATGTCGGTTTGGAGCGTCGCAAGAACCGCGCAATTCTTTGTGTACTCCTGGCAAGCTAAATTGAAATCGGCAATGAAGCAACAATTGACCGGGACAAAATTAGCCGATGGGTAAATAGGCTCTTCCGGCTCACCGCCAATGCCAACACCGCCACCGCCTAGCCCATCGCCTAGCCCGCCTTCGCAATCGTCTGTTGGGGAAATTAGCGAAACGCTCGTAAATGGCATGTCCTCAGCATCGAGACAACAATCGCAACAGCAACCGCCCATAGTTCCCATTTAGCAAATCTCCACGCCGATCCAGCGATTGCCAACCCGAAAACAAATCAGGCTAGCCCCGTTGGCGATCGCCGATCCAGCGTTCAAAACCTCGATGTCCGACCCGAAAAGATTCGACAATACTTTAGCATCCGAAATCTGCTTAGCAGATGCCGTTCCTACGCCCAAGGTGGTCCCTGCCCTAGCTGTGATCGTCGACGTAGCAACCGCCACAAGGATATCCGCAGTCGATACCAAATCCGAACTAATAGAGCCGCTTGGCTTCGTCGCTCCGATCATGCCGAGCAAGGCTTGACTGTCGGCATTGTTAAAAGCGTAGAGCGTCGTATCGGCCATTTAGGAAGTCCTGATAATGGTGGAAAATTCGACTTCCTTCTTGCACCGAAAAACCAACTCGGCCGGGTCAGTTGCTTTTGCCCCTGATCCGTTTAGCGGACCTACCATCGGGAAAGTGTTTGTCGAGTCCATATATCGAAGCGTCTGCCCGCCCGACTTATAGAATGGTCCAATGTCGGCCCGCTTCTCATCGTGGGTATCAGGGTCATAGGTGACCTTGTACTTTGCCCGCCACGCAGCATAGCCCGCGTATGATCCTAATTCAGCCTCTTGAACTTCCAGGAGTAGGGTTCTAGCTGCAAAGGTCTGGCCTAGTGCTGTGAACGCTGTTTTGTTTACAATGTCGTTTCGGTCGAGGAAGTCTTTGAGCTTTAGCCCTGGGTCGTCGAACTGCACGAATGAGAATTGGCAAAAACTCGATGTATCCGTCAGCGGTTGATCGAATGGAGTACCGGCTGAATTGACCGGGTATTTAACTGGGCTTGATCGATCCTTAGAGAGAACCTTTTCTTTGGTGACAAACGAATCGATTTTGAATATCGGTATCCAGGTCGCCGGATCTGGATTGTTTTCGCTGTTTTGCTTTTGTTCTTCCGTCCCTGTTTGGAATCGAGCCGTAACATTCCAGTAAAGAGCGTGTTTCTCTTCGCGGTCGCAAGTCGCTTCATCGCAAATCAAGCCCAATGGCCCGTAGAGCAATCCGGCCCGAGGGAGTCCAGGCGTATCGTAGAGGATGCTTTGGCGATTGGATGTAACCTGATCGGTCTTAACCCGATAGTTCCAAGTCTCTCCGAGGATGAGTTGAAAGCCTTGACCCTTGCGGGCAAAACCGGATCCCTTGCGAAGTTCCGCGCCGACCAATTCGTTAGCCATTACCTTGCCCCCGCTAATCTTGGTGCTGTCAATGCAAGTTCGTTAGCCTTTCGAGCCTCGACTAGCATTTGATCTTGGTATTTTTTCCGCTCTGCTTTTTCCGCTGCGTCGGTTCGCTGGTTCAACAGGAATGCAAAAGCCTCTTTCGATCCGGCTTTAAGTGCAGGGGCTATGTTTTTGGCGATGTCAACCGCCGGGTCGAAACGTTTTGATGCGTCTTTGTTTTGCTGCATTGTCGCAAAATCCGAGCGCGCAAAAATCGATTGCTCTGCCAATGCTGCCCGCTTGCGGATGCCTTCCTTTTGCTTTTCGTTGTCGCCCGCTTCGGCCAATTGCCGCCTAAACATTTCATCTAGTTCGGCGTACTCTTTACGCAAGGAATCCGAGGCCAAAAAGTTCTTGTCTTTCATTGCCGCGACTTGCTTTTGAATCGCTAGCTCTTTATTTGCCGCCTCGATGCTTGCGTGAGCCGCATTTAATTCATTGAGCCGCCGCGTTTCGTCCATGTCCATCATAGCCGCATGGGCTTGCATCTTTTCGCCTTCGCTCATGCCGAAAGTATCGTCCATGAGTTTCGATTTCTTGTAGCCTTCGGCATCTAATCCGAAAGCCGCCTTCCGCCGCTCTTCGGTCGCTTGCCTAATCATATTTTGGAACGCCGACCGCTCCGAATCGATTCGCTTATTGTCCGCGTCGATCCGGTCTTGCTGAGCCTTTACCGCCCGCTGCTCTTCGTCGGCCCGTTGCTTGGCTAGCTTGGCTTTGGCCTCTTCGGCTGCCACCGCTTTTTTGTCTAGTTCCTCAGCATCCTTTTTGGCTTTGTTGACGGCTTCAATCTGTCGGTAGTATTGGTTCGCGTTGCCCGTTAGGGTCATCCACCAACCCGCCATAGCCTCCCCGCGTTTCGGCGTGTCTTCGATGGTTTTATTAACTAGGTCCAGTGCCTTATTAACACCTGGAGCGACTTCGCGCCCGATCGACGCAAGGAAGTTTTGATAGTGCGTATCGAGCTTAGCAAGCTTGACCGCCGTGGTGTCGGCCATCTTGTCATTCATGCCAGCGAATCGACCGCCCGCACTTGTCGCGGTGTCCATCGCCTTAGCGACTTCCTCGAAGGATACTTTCCCGGCTTCCATTCGAGCCCTTAGAGAAACCATCGATTCGCCCGTGGTACGGCTGATTTCTTGCAGGGGGTTGAACCCCGCGTTGACCATCTGCAATACTTCTTGGCCCATAAGCCGACCGTTGGCCCGCACCTGTCCGAATGCAAGCGTGAGCGATTGCATTTTCTCATTATTGCCCATCGAAATTTCGGAAAGCTTATTGAGCGACGGAATTACTTCCGAGACGCTGAGCCCGTAGCCCAAGAGCACCTTCGACGAGTCTTGAAACTGAGTAGCCGATAGTGCTGATTTTGCATCTAGTTCGATCGTCGCATCGATGAGCTTTCGAGCCGCTTTTTCGGATCCCGTCAGCACTTCCAATTGAGCCTGAACTTGCTCCCTTGCCATCGCAACCTTTAGCCCCGCTTGCCCCAGGTCTGCGATCGCCTTTACCGCCCCGATAGCAAGCCCGGCCGCGCCGACCCTCCCAAGAGCCCCAGCAAGCCCATTAACACCCTGGGTCTTTGCGTCGACATTGCCCCACCCGCGAAACGGATCTGGAATCTCGGAGAATATTTGCTGCCGAGACATCGCCGCCGCTCGATAGCTTGCAATCTTGGCTTGCTTTTCAGACAGAAGTTTAGCCGATTGAGCCTCTGCCGCCGCTTGGGTTTTAGCTGCCTCTGCCGCCACTCTTTCCGATTCGGCAAGCCTCCTGTTCGCCTCTGCCGCTCGATCAGCATAGATCGCCGCTACGCCATGTTTCTTGGCTAGCGTGTCGACCGCTGCGTTGTACTGAGCCGCCGTAATTCCGTTTTGAGCAAACGCCCTGTCTAGGATTGCAACATCCTTCGCCATCTTTTGAAATGGCGTTTCACTGGCCTTGATCGTTCGAGTCAGAAACGACAATTCGTTTCGCAGGAATTCGCTTCCATCGGCTTTGAATCCGACTTTCAGATTCGCTACGTTGATCGTCTGTGCCATAGCTACTTGCCTCCGAATCCGAACATCGATTTCACTTGGTTCGCCATCGCTTTACAGGATTCTGCCGACCGCTTGAGAATCGACGCTGCGCTAACCTTGGGCCTGTAGAAGCGATCCGGCATAAAATCCGATGCGTCTGGCGGTTCCTCGTCGGCGCGTGCGTAGAGGGGCAGATAGAGGGCTTCCAAGAGCTTCGCGGTCTGCATCCAGCGTTCCCCCATCGGTTCCACCATGTCCCAAGCTAGCCACTGATTAAGAGCCCCAGCGGGTAGACTTTGCATCCACGCCGCCGGATCCTGGATTCCCCATTTCAGGCAGAGCCTAAACGCCACTTTTAGGCGTCGGCTCTTTCTGATTTTTTTGCTAAGGCCTCGATTTCGCCTTGGTCGTACTTGTTGATTTCCAAGCACTGATCGTAAAGAGGCCCAACAACCGACCTGGGAAGATCTCGCAGTACGTTAGGATCCGTGACTACCCGCTGCCCCGATTCGTCTCGAAGGCAGTAGGCAACCATAACTCGCCGGTGTGCTGTCCAGTCATAGCCTTTTTTGGTCTGCAATTCAACTTCCATGTTAGCCGCATCCGCTTCGGATAGTTCATGGATGAAGTATTGCTTGCCCTTGACCGTGACAGGCTCGACGGCCAAATCACGCTTAGCAAGGCTCAAAAAATCGTCTTGGCTACTCATCGTCCTCGTCCTTCGCTTGTGCAATTGCTTCGAGTGCTGCCTTAACGAATGTACGCGAAACCTGTTCGGGTCGCTGAACCTTAGCCGGATAGCCTTGAATCGCTTCGAGTTGCATTTCGAGCGATGCGATTTCGTCAGCCGTCAAGGCATCGTGCGGGAATTCAAATATCGCTTGAATCTGTGGCGATTCACCAAACGGCAAATATCCGACAAGCTTACCGCCGACGCGGATCTGGCACTGATTCAAATCCCGCTCGATCCCAGTAGCCAACGAAATACCCCGTTGGCGATTCAATACAAAAACCATCTTCGATCATTCCTTAGGCAGGGGTGAAAGTAATATCGGTCGCGCCGTCGAACTGGAGCTTGTACGAGCCCCTCATAACTTCGCCCTTGGCAAGCTTCGGCGTCTTGACTTCCTTGACGAAAGCCGTCCCCTGAAACGATCCGGCCCCCGGTAGAGTGACCGTAACCGAAATTCCCGCGTAAGGCTCCGAGGTTGGAATCATCGCCGTGGTGATCGGAATCGCCGCTCCAAGCCAGTTAAACACAACGTCGACTTCGGGATTCTTGCGAAGGTCCGAAGGCCGAAGGGCCTCGAATCCGGCCGTGTCTAGGCTCGTAATGTCAAGCGTGTCGACGCTGATCGTCATTTCGCCGATCGAAACGACCTGAGTAGTAACCAACCCGGTCCCCGAAATCGTCGCTCCGAGTCCGGTATCTGCAACTGTCAACGCTGGCATTTTTAAGGCTCCTTGTAGTGAACAAGCATATCAAACGAAACTATGTACCGATGTTCCTGGCCGCCATCCGTTGGCGGCTCCTGCATGTATTCATCACCGGAATCAAAATCGATCCCGCAAAAAGTGTGTGAACTGACAACGCCCCGAAAGGCATCGATTCCAGTGTCCCTAATCGCTCGACTGATCGCGCTTGCTGTCGTTCGCGTCAGTGCGTAGCATTCAATGGTAAATCGTGCGTGCGCTAGCTTGCTGAGGCCCTGTAGGTGATTGTCGCGTTCGGTCGAAGTGACGTAGTAAAGGCAAGCCGGAAGCGTTGCGTTTTGAACCAAGGCATCAGGGTACATACGCTGACCAATCAACGTTGATACCGCTGAGTAGCTCAACAACTTAGTTCGCAATGCTTCGCCAATCGCCGACATTTACAGCTCCCCGCTCACAACGCCGATCGTCCTTGCTGCCGCTTCGCTTGAGCCGCTGACAATCTTGAGGAATCGCACCCCGGCCATCACTTCGGTGTTAAGTGCGATGTACCGCGAATCTGCAACAGTCACCGAGTATTCAGTGGCCCCGTTGTATAAAGCGTAAAAGTTATTGCCGTCAGTCGACGATTGGAACTTAAACGCGGTCCCGGTTAGCGCCGTTGGCGTGAGGACAGCAAGCGCCGTCCTGCCGCCTTCGATCGTGATCGAAGTCGATACGGTTCCGCTCGATGCAATCGTGACTGTCCCGGTCAATGAAAGATTTTTAGCCAATTCGTAGCTCCTTTACTTCCTTTTGAAGTTGATTGACGAAAGCCGCTTCGGCAGTCCCCGAGGTTTGGCGATAAGCTCGCATTGGGGCGCGTTGTTCTTTGGGGAATGTCGCGACGGTCGCTTTTGATCGGTTGATTCGAGTGTATTGCCGACCGGATCGGCCCGTATAAATCACAGACGATCCAGCCTTGCCCCAGTGGTTTCGCTCGTAGCTTTCGCCTTTCTTGTAGGGCATCACGAATTGCTGTTTGTTTCCCTCTCTCCAAGTCGCTCCAATCACAACGCCGATACCGCCCTTGAATACCTTGTGGTTGAAGTGCTGCCTCGAATCGTTTTGGAACGCTGCGTTATTCTTGAATTTCTTAGACCACTTTAGCCGCGATCCTGTAGCCCTCGAGGATTGAGCATGACCCTGGCAAGCCGCCGCAACAGGCTTTGCGAAGGCTCCAAGGCATCGACCGAATGGAGCGTTCCTGAGCATCAACGGAATGTTGCCGATCTGCTTGATAAGATCCTCGTTGATTTCGATTTTAGTACTCATGGCAACACCGCCGAGCAAATAATATCGATGTAGTTTCGCAAGCCGTCGACCATGTTCACCGCCGTGATTCCGTAGGTTTCGCCCTGGTAGACAATTCGCATTTGAACCGTGTAGCCCGATCGGTATCGGACTCGAAAAACTGCCCTTGTGCCTGCTTCAAGTTGTCGGCCCCTCATCGATTCGATTCCTGCTGTCGGCGTGAACTGGCAAGGCTCATCGACCACGTAAGAGGACCAAGAAACGACAGGCTGGCCCGCTGCGTCGACCGTCTCTGTCGGTTGTTGAATTGTGCATCGGTGCCGCAAGGCCCCGGTACGTTGGTTCTTTGGCCTCACTGCGCATACTCCCCATCGGGAAATTGCACAATAACTTCCATCTCGATTGTTACTAAGCCGCCGGTTTTAACCGTTGGCTTCCAGCACCTAACGAGGAATTTTCTTCCGTCTTCGCAAGTCAATCCACCCTCCGGGATTTTAATTGCTGCGTTGGTCCGGTCGAGCTTATTGGTTTCTTCTTGTGTTTTTTTCATGGGTAGCTGCTCCGCATAAATCGCCGAACTAACATTTCATAAGGTCGCATGGTTTGCATCGCGTCGGACATAAGCATGTCTCGATTTTCAAAGTAGTGAGCCGCAAGCATCAAGATTGCTGCCCTGGCCGCCTCTGGTACGCTTTGGCCGTCCTGCGAGTGTCCAGCCTTGTACGTTACGGTCCAAGCATCCCAACGCGATACGGTCGCCGGTAGCGTCACTAGGTACGCAAGCCGGATTTCGTCAACGTGCAATTGGTACTGGTTGGCCGCTAGCGTCTGGAGCGTGTTAAGCCCATCGTAGTATTGAATCGAGGTTATCGAGTGAATCGGGCTTCGCGGTAACTTCAATCCGTCGGTCCAGAAAGGCAACCGGACCCGAAGCGTTTGAAAGCATGTCACGCTGTCGGTATCGTGCTCCCATTGCTCTCTAGCCGCCCCAATCAAGGCGGTTAAATGCGTGTCATGGCTTGTGTCGCTGCTTGCGATTTCGAGTTGTTTCTTGACCTCGCTGAGCGTCACCGGCTCGGCTGTTGGCTTCGTCACTACTTCGGGTTTCAATCGCACTTGCAAGCCCTCTTTGAATCAAAATCAACGCCACGCCATCGGAGAGACTTTCCAGCCTTGAGCCAGCCGGAAAGCCTCTCCACATTGTCAATAGCTCGACGATCACTAGATCACCAAGCAAACATCGCCATCGGCAACACCCGCCGAAGTCGTTGGTGGCAATTTGCCGCAACCAAGGACC